TGTTTAAACCACGAACACTACAACAAAGTTCGTAGGTTTATTGATGTTGACATGTTTAATCACGAATATGGCATGGTATACACCCTAATAGAGAAAATACACGACAAATACCCAGAAAAGGTACTAAATCTGCGAGAATTAAAGGTCATGTATGCTGACCTATATCCCGCAGTACCAAAGGCTACTAGGCAGAATATAGTGGATAAGATAGAAGAACTAGATGAAAATAGTTCCATATCGGAACTAAATTTTGATGCTATAAAGAACTTTTGGGCTAGGCAACAAGCAAAAGAAATAGGCGAAAAAGCCGTTGACATTTACACTGGTGCTGACAAAGACATAAGTAGTCTACGAAGATTAGTAGAAATGTTAGACGAACAAAACATGGTGGGTAGTGATACTTACAAACTTGTTGAAGAAGATATTGAAGAATTATTTACATTAAATAGTAATAGTGGAGAGTTTAAGCACAGGCTGTTAACGATAGCTGACAATGTTCCCGCTTTAGAACGAGGTCACTTTGTTATTTTATTTGCTAGGCCAGAGATAGGTAAGACGACATTTTCTAGTTTTAATGCATCTGGTTACATACAACAAGGAAAGAAAGTGACATACTGGGCTAATGAAGAGCCCGCAGTAAGAATTAAACTTAGAATAGTACAATCGTATTTTAATCAAACAAAAGAACATATTGCTGACAACTTAGAAAACTTTAAAGAAGAATACCTAACAAAAATAAAACCTTACTTAACAGTTTTTGATAGTGTAGGTACACACATTGATGAGATAAACGAGTACGCAAGAATTTATAAACCCGATGTAATGTTTATAGACCAACTTGACAAAGTTCACATAACTGGTAATTACAATAGAACAGATGAAAAACTAAAAGATGTTTATGTGAGAGCAAGAGAAATAGCAAAACGACATGATTGTTTAATGTGGGCTGTGTCACAAGCAAGTTATGAGGCAGAAGGTAAATCAATAATAGATTATTCTATGTTAGATAATTCACGAACAGGTAAGGCGGGAGAAGCAGATTTAATTTTAGGTATAGGAAGAGGTGCTGACAATAATGATTTATCAGACCCTTATCGTTGTATAACAGTAAGTAAAAATAAATTAAATGGTTGGCATGGTTCAAGACATGCAAGAATAAGTATACAGAGGGGAGTTTTTGAAAGTGATAACGACAGTTGATGTAGAGACGACATTTGATGTTGATGACGAAAATAAAATAACATCTAGTCCATTTAACGGAAACAATTTAGTTTCTGTTGGCTATAAGATTGATGATAATCCAGTTGAGTATCTATGTTTTTATCATAGAGATGAACCACCAACACCTAATGCACAAAAGATTTTACAAAATGTTTTAGATAAAACTGATGTACTTATAGGACATAACATAAAATTTGATTTTAGTTGGTTAGTACAATGTGGTTTTACTTACGACAAAAAGTTACATGACACTATGGTTATGGAATATATTATGGCAAGAGGTATTAAATGGGGATTTTCATTAGAAGATTGTTGTAAAAGAAAAGGTGTATCACTTAAAAAAAGTGAACTAATTCAACCATTTATGAAGAATAGAGTATCATACGAAAGGATACCTTGGACAATAGTAGATGAGTATGGTAGACAAGATGTTGAAAGTACTTATCAATTAGCAATAGCACAGTTAAGTAAATTTAAAATTAATTGGGGAGATTTATATGACAACTAGCATTGTGCCAACAATACAAATGTCAATGGAACTGACAAAAGTTTTATCTGATATTGAAATGAATGGTTTACATATTAACACTGAAATTTTAAATAACATAAAAGTTAAGTTTGAAAAAGAGTTAGTAGACTTACAAAAATATTTAAATGAAAAAGTAAAAATATTTATGGGTGATACTCCTATAAATTTAGATTCACCAGAAGATAGGTCTGTACTTTTTTATTCGATGAAAGTTACTGACAAAAAAATGTGGGCTAGAAGATTTAATATTGGTTATGAAGAAAGAGGTAACACAAGAAAACCTAAAAGAAGAACTAACTTTGCTAGCATAAATGATTTTTATGTAGAAATAAATTCTTTAGCAAGACCACAATTTAAAACACATGGCACTGTATGTCATAACTGTGAAGGCACTGGTAAGTACACTTACATGAAAAAAGATGGCACACCTAGTAATGTAAAAAGACATTGTAAAACTTGTGGTACAAAAGGTTTAATATTTAGAAATACAGATGAAAGGGCAGGGCTTAAATTAAGACCTAGAAATGTTATTGATTGCTCTGCTATGGGATTTAAAACTGACAAAATAGTTTTAGAAAGTTATTTATCAACAACAAAAGGTGTGCAACACGAATTTTTAAAAAGGTATGTACGCTATTCTGCTATAAGAACTTACCTAAGAACTTTTGTTGATGGTATGCAAAAAGCTATTAGTAAAGACGGGATGGTACATCCTCAATTTATGCAATGTGTTACGAGTACTGGCAGACTATCTTCTCGTAATCCCAACTTCCAAAACATGCCTAGAGGCAATACTTTCCCTGTTAGAGAATGTGTTACATCTAGGTGGGAAGGTGGGAAGATACTAGAGGGTGATTATTCACAACTTGAATTTAGAGTTGCAGGATTTTTAGCTAAAGATGAACAAGTTTTAAAGGATATAAAAAACAAAGTTGATGTTCATAACTACACCGCAAAGATACTTGGAGTGTCACGACAAAAAGCTAAGTCAGATACTTTTAAACCGCTATATGGGGGTATATTAGGTACCCCAAAACAGATGCAATACTATCGTGCTTTTAAAAATAAGTATGCGGGAATAACTAGGTGGCATGGTGAATTACAAAACGAAGCACTTATGTCAAATAAGATAAGATTACCTAGTGGTAGACAATATTTTTTCCCTCATGTTGAAAGATTACGCAGTGGAAGTGTAACAAATTCTACTGCTATTAAGAACTATCCTGTACAGGGGTTTGCAACAGCAGACCTACTACCACTTGCATTAATTAATTTAAATAAGCTATTGACAAAAAACGAATTAAAGTCTATTATATGCAACACAGTACATGATAGTATCGTTTTGGATGTGTATCCAGACGAAGATAAACAAGCTATCGAAACTTTAAAGGAGGCTATGCTGTCTATTTCAGATGAATGTGAAAAGCGGTATGGTTTTAAATATACAATGCCAGTAGGAATTGAATTAAAAATCGGTGATGATTGGCTTAACATGAAGGAGATATATAATTCCGATGATTGAAAATAATACACAAATAAACGCAGTTACTATACCTACTGATGTAAGTAGTTTAAGTGATGCAGAATTAATGAAACTAACAGGACAGTTAGATAATACTAGCCAAGAGGGTTCAGTTCTATCTAGACTATCTATTAATTATCAAACAGAAGATGAAAATGATAATCCTCTACCAAGAGGGCAATTCACTTTAAAAGTTGATGGAGATAGTGTATACGCTAAAACCGCAACATTTAGACCTTTCATGAGAATGTTTGCTTATAGTTACTGGGATAACAATGAAGAGGTGTTTACATCAAGTGTGCAAAGACCATCTTTAGGAGACCAGTTTCCAGATTCTCACGGGGGCTATAAGTGTGGAAAATTATCTAGAGAACAACTTGAGGCATTAGCTGAAAGTGACCCTCAAAGAGTAATCCAGAGTTCTATAAAATGTAATCAAGTTATGTACGGGGTTGCTGATATGGAAGGTAAAAAATCTGATGGAAAAGATGTTAGTTTAAAACAAATTCCTTGTGTTCTTTATGCTAAAGGCGTTAACTACATACCAATGAGTACAACATTAAAATCTTTAGCTACTCAAAAGAAACCAATGATACGAAACAATCTTTTATTATCTACTAAAAAGCAAAAATCTGGTGGTAACACTTTCTTTGCTATGGATATTAAGATTGGAGAATCAGTAGCAATGTCTGAACAAGACACTGCTTTATTAAAAGAATTTGCGGCTGTAACAAAGTCCGTAAATGAAGGCGTTATGGAGAAACATAGAACTGCTGTTAAACAACAAACTAAAGATGGCGACCACTCCCTAGCTATTGAGTTAGACGAATAACAGTATGTTATCTACTCTAATAGAGAATTTTCTCTATGACGCAATCGGGGGGAAGTCTAAACCACTTTCCCCCGCTATCATTAAAGAGTTTCAAGAATCTTGCGGTAGAGCATTAGAAAAACAATTTAACGAACAAATGGATTGGCGTATTCGTATGTCTGGTCTAGGAAAACCTTTATGTCAACAGCAGTTAGATAAAAAAGGTATTAAAAAAGAATTTCAGTATAATACAATAATAAAGTTTTTGATGGGTGATTTGCTAGAAGCGGTTGCTATAGCGGTTATGAAAGGTGCAGGAATAAACATAGAAAAGTTACAAGAGCCTGTATCATTGAAAATAGGTGGTATCGAATTGAAAGGTACATACGATGTTAAAATAGATGGAAGAGTTTGGGATATAAAATCAGCAAGTCCTGCAAGTTTTCTTAGTAAGTTTGGTGAATATGGTAGTTACAATAAGATAAAAGAAAATGATTCTTTTGGTTACATTATGCAAGGTCATATGTATAGTGAGGCTGATAACTCACCTTTTGGTGGTTGGATAGCTATAAATAAAGTTACAGGAGAATTTGCTGTATGTGAGGCTCCAGAAGACCAACAAGAAGATAGAAAAGATATGTTAGAACAAGCTAACGAAACAATTAAAACGCTTAATTCTAAAGCTAAATTTGAAAAGTTATTTACAGATATAGAAGAAACTTATGTACCTAAATCTGGTAAACAAAAAGGAATAAGAATACCTACAGGAAATACAACATTAGAAAGTACTTGTGGTTATTGTGAATTTAGAAGTCATTGTTGGCCTAAAGCCGTACTACATGAGAAGGTTACATCTAAAGCTAAGTCTAAACCTTTTGTTTGGTATAACAAATTAAAAAATACAGAGGTAAAAAATATATGAACGTACTATGGTTATCAAGCCCTTTTCGTAAAGATGATATACTAACTAATAAAGATGCAGTTTGGGTATACACAGAAAATGAGTTAAGAGAAGGCGGAGGAGAAATGAGAGAGTTTATGAGGAGTGCAGAAAACTGTCATCCTCTTATAACAAAAGAAACTATAGGTAAAGATGGATATTTTAGAGAGGATAACATTGCTAGAAAATCACGAATGATACA